GAATCTTACCCGATGCGCAAGAGAAAATGTCATCCAGAAAAGAAAACGTAAATTGCAAGAGTTAATTTCAAAAAATCCGAAAAATTTTTCAGCTCAGCGAGGCCACAAACTCGTCGAACAGCATCCCTGCCGTCTTTCCGCCCAGGAGCTTGCGCGGATAGTTGTTCATCCAGTCCTGCACGGCGCTGATGTCTTCGTCCGGCACGGCGTCCAAGTCCGTCCCTTTCGGGAAGAACCGGCGGAACATCCGGTTCTGGTTCTCGTTGGTGCCGCGCTCGTTGCTGCGATAGGGATGGCAATAGAAGACCTGCGTGCGCCGCTCGCCGGTCTCTTTGCTCGTCATCATTCCCTCGTAGTCCATAAACTCGCTGCCGTTGTCCACCGTGATCGTCTTGAAGATGCGGCTGAACTTGTTGCCCCAGCGCCGCTCCAGCTGATCGAGTTTTTCCACGACGCACTCCATTGTGCACGCCGCCATCGGCAGAACCAGCTCTGTCCGCATCGCGCGTTCCGATAGCATGAGCGCACACTTGCGGCCATTCTTCTTTCCTTTCACCGTGTCCATCTCCCAGTGTCCTTCTTCCTTCCGCTCATCGATCTCCGGCGGCCGGTTCTCAATGCCTTCTCCTGGCGCCTGCCGTTTGGCCTCACGCACCTTCTTGTATTCCCGCTTGTGCTCGCCGCGCTGCGGCAGGTCTTTGTTCGTGATGGAGAAGAAAACATCCCCGCTGTTGATGTAGTTGTAGATCGTCTTCTCGCAGATGTCCACGTCGAACTTCAGCCCGCGCAGCTTGATCTCCATGATGACTGCCGCCGGGGAATAGTGTTCCCGCCCAATCTTCTGCTCGATGAAATCATGCAGCGCGAAGTCGTGGCCGAGCTTAATCATGCCGCCTTTCGCCCGCTTGTTCTTCTCATACTGCGCCTGCGCGATGTCCGCCGAGTACCGCCGCTCTGTCGTTAAGTTGCTCAGCGTATGCTCATACCACACCCCGTCGCGGCGCAGCTCGCGCCAGATGGTCTGATAGGTGACGTGCAGCCGGTCTGCGATCTGCTGGATGCTGGCCTTCTCGCGCAGCATCATCTCGATCTTGATTCTGTCTCTGTACTGCAGGTGCTTAAACGTCCGCTTCATCTGTTCCATCTGTCCGGCCTCCTATTGCCATTTCTTGCTTTTTATTCTAAAGCTGATTAAGCCGAAATGTCAAGCCGTCAAAAAAGACCTCCCTGCTGTGCAGCAGAGAGGTCTATTCTTTTCCAAGCAGCCAGTCCGTGCTGACGCCCAGTACACCGGCGATGACCGGCAGTTCGAAGTCTGGCACCACGCGCTTCCCAGTTTCAATTCTGCTCACTGCCATCTGCCCAATCTGAAGCCCGGCCAGCTGCAGCTTCGCCGCCAGCGTGTCCTGGCTCATTCCAGCCTTTATCCGCGCCTCACGCACCCGCTTGCCGCATAAGTTGAACCGTCCATCCAGAGTATAGAGCCGCACCGCTCCGCCTCCCTATAATCATCTTTTGCATAATCTTGCTTGAATTTAACATATCTTCGTGGTAATCTTATAAAAAAGATGATTAAACCGAAAATTTTGTGGAGGTGTAGCTATGTCTGTCGATTATTACGCTCTCCTAGGTGTCCCTAAATTCTGCAGTTCGCAAGATGAAATACGCCGTGCATACCTTGCGCAAGCTCGTTTTTTTCACCCAGACGCAGGGAATGTTTCACCTGAGATCGCACATCAAAAAATGCAGCAGCTCAATACGATCTACGATACCCTGAAAGACCCTGATGCCAGAAGGCTGTATGACGCTAAACTCCTTTCTCCGGTAAAGGCCGAAGCGTCTCCTAGTTTTTCAACTTCGCCCGCGCCGCCCACTCAGCCACCACGTCACGCCTCGCGGGCGCCTTCTAGGTTTAAGCAAACTGTTGTCGCTCTTGCTAGCATTGCAGCCACATTGTTCGGGTGTCTTGCTCTCATCTGCATTTCCTCCAATATAGGAAAACCTTCAGCCCCGACCGCAACGGCCGCTGAAGCAGTCAATACTCCGGTGACTGCGCAGCCATCTTCGCCGCCAGCTTCTACCATGAAGCCTTTTCCCGTGCCGGACAGCGGGGAGGTGTTGTATCACGATCAGCAAGATCGTGTTGCCCCTTTTACCATCGAAACGTCCGGCAGTGGGTACTACGTCGTTAAATTGAAAGATCATATTTCTGGTGTTGATGTGCTGTGCGTTTTTATCCATGCTGGTGACACCGTCGATGTTGATGTGCCGCTAGGCGACTTCGATCTTTTCTATGCTTCCGGCGACGTATGGTATGGTTTGAAGTGTTTATTTGGCGACGCTACAGTGTGTTCAAAGTCTACCAGCCTTTTTGACTTCGGCGAAATAGACGGATATGTGAGTGGCTGGACTGTCACGCTCTATCCTGTTTACAACGGAAATATGCAGACAGTCTCCATAGGCATTGATGAATTTTAGATCAAGCGCCACCAGGTTCCCCTGGCGGCGCTCTTTCTATGTCCATCTGCTAGTCTTCCTGCTTTGCCTTCTCGCGCTCTGCGATCACCTGGCTGCCCACGCGCTCGCTGTACGGATTGTTCTTCGCGCTCTTGCTTCCGGTGAACAGCTGCCAGAGCACGGCCCGCATCTCGTTTGTCAGCTGCTGCGGCCCGTCGCCGCCCGGCAGCATAATGCCGCTGTGTCCGTTCAGCGCATCGATGGCGTTCTCAATCTCTTCGCCCTTGTAGCTTCCGTTCCCATCCTCGTCGAACTGCGGCAGGATTTCCTTCAGCTGCACCCACGTTCTTGCCTCGATGCCGTAGCTGTCGGCGATCTCGTATTTCTGCTTTGTCGAGTCCTTCATCACTGCGAGCAGTGCGTCGCGCTGCGCACTGGTTCCATCCACCGCGTCGA